GTTACTATGTATACAAGGTAGTAACACTAGGATATAAATGGGCAACTCTACGCATGAACTCCAACAACTCAAGAAAGCTTATGCCGATTGATGTTTGGAAAGACATATCGAAGCGGAGAGACTTCGCTAAGATAGTAGATGGTAAGCCTATCTATATAAACCGACAGGAGATATAGAATGATTACACCTCACGACACCCTCCAAAGATCGTTCTATGCCAATCAGATTGGCTCTAGTTTAGGGAGTCTAGAATCTTCAGCAAAACTCCCATGTGTTTGTTTAATAATTAGGAGAAAATAATATGTTGCTAAATGGTAAAGCAATGTGGGCCTCAATAACTTCAGCAGGAGCTACTAAATACCCACCACCTAAATACTCTATAGACTTAGTTCTTGATGATGAGACTGCCGAGAATTTAAAAACGGAAGGCTACAACGTCAGAGAAGATAAAGAGTATTCTCCCTTTGTTACTATTAAAAGGGGAGTAACCAGGAAAGACGGAAGTTTAAACCCTACACCTAAGTTAGTTGATGCTGATAAGAATCCTTTGGATTGTAAAGTTGGTAACGGCTCTGATGTAATTGTTCAATGCAGACCTTATGATTGGACTTTTGCAGACAAATCAGGAAAGGGATTAGACTTACAAGCTGTTCAAGTTAATAGCCTCATTGAGTTTGAAGGAACTGCGATTGATGGGGAAGAACTTGGTATTGATAACGAAGAAACTGAATTGGAGTTTTAAAATGGCAAAGAAAGAAGTAGAAGAAGTAGTAGAGCAAAGACCCTACATAACTATTGATGATGTGCAAATATCTGTAGATGAATTGCCTGAAGAAGCAAGAGGAATCTTTGGTAGGTTGCAACGATTGAATCAGAAGAAAGCTAATATTGTTTTAGACTTGGAAGAAATCCAAGCAGGGATAAATTTCTTTTCAAATAGAATTGTAGCTATTGTTAATGAAGCTAAAGAACCTACCCCTATAAATGGGGAAGATGAATCTGCTCTTGAGTCTGACGAAGATTCAAAGTAGATGTGTGTGCCGAGAAGGTAACACTTCTCTTGTCGAAACGAGGGGGTAGAGTGCTCTGCCCTCTCACTACGGAGGTTCTATGCCATCAAACGGAGTAGCTAAAACACATCAATCATGTCCTGTTTGTGGACATCATAAATGTGTATCTGTTTTTAAGAGTGGCTCGGCTTGGTGTCATAGTCACTCCAAGACCATTTCTGATTACAAGAAAGCTTGTGAAGAAGCTGATATATTTATGGAAGAACAACCAATAGAAACCCAAAAGAATTACACTAACATAGAGTCTGCCGAGTATGGAGCTTTAACGGATAGAAAAATATCAGAGGAAGTTGCTCGTAAGTATGGAGTGCAAGTTATTTATGGTACAGATGGTAAAGTAGCACAACATCTTTATCCTTATTTTGGAGATGGTAATTTTACAGCTACTAAAATTCGCTACATTAAGGATAAACGATTTTCCTGGTCAGGTTCACATACTGAATCAGGTTTGTTTGGCGAAAACTTATTCAAGTCAGGAAAATATTTAACGATTACTGAGGGCGAATTAGATGCCATGTCTGCCTATGAGTTGATGGGAGGGAAAGGAGCAGTTGTTTCCATTAAAGGTGGGGCAGGTAATGCTGTTGGCGATATAAAGAATAGTTTGGAATTTATAGAAAATTTTGACACTGTTGTTATTTGTTTCGATCAAGATAAAGTAGGTAAGGATGCTGCTAAAAAAGTAGCTAGGATATTAAAACCAGGAACAGCTAAGATAATGACCTTACCTAATGGTTTCAATGATCCTAACGACATGCTTAAAGCAAATGAACATCAAAAATTTAACTATGCTTTTTGGGATGCTAAAGTTTATACTCCTAGTGGGGTTTTAAATGTTTCAGAGAATAGGGAGAAGTTTCATAATAGGAAAATTAAAGAAAGTATTCCTTATCCTTGGGAAGGTTTGAATGATAAACTTTATGGATTAAGACAAGGAGAACTTGTTACTCTCACAGGCGGTACAGGACTTGGTAAGTCTTCCGTAACTCGTGAATTAGAGCATCACTTAATAACACACACGAAGGATAACGTAGGAGTGATAGCTCTTGAAGAGGATTGGCGAAGGACAGTTGATGGTATTCTATCTATTGAAGCCAATGCGAGACTGTATATAGACCAAGAAAGGGAAAAGTTAAGCCGAGAAGAACTAGATAAATTATTTGATATATTGTATGACGGAAATAATAAGAACAGGGTGTGGATTCATGCTCACTTTGGTACGAATAGTATTGACGAGATATTTTCTAAACTTCGTTTTATGATTATAGGGTGTGATTGCAAATGGGTAGTGGTAGATCATCTACATATGTTGGTGTCTGCTGTGCATGTAGGAGATGAACGTAGAGCCATTGATGATATTATGACTAGACTTAGGAGTATCGTTGAGGAAACAGGAGCAGGACTAATACTGGTATCTCATTTGAGAAGGGTTGATGGCAACAAAGGACACGAACAAGGAATCGAAGTGTCTTTAAGTCATTTAAGGGGCAGTCATTCGATTGCTCAAATAAGTGATTGCGTTATAGCATTGGAGAGAAATCCCCAAGCCGATGATCCTGATGAAGCTAACACTACTTATTTGCGTGTGCTTAAATCTAGGTACACAGGTGATATTGGGTTGGCTTCGTCTTTGTTTTATAATCATCAAACAGGCAGATTGAGTGAATTGGAAAAGGAACCTTTTGAATTTAACGGAGGACAGAATGAACTTAATATTTGATGTCGAAACAGACGATCTTAAAGCTACAAAGATACATTGTATCGTGGCACAAGATGAAGAAACTATGGAGATTTTTAAATTCCCTCCTGAAAAATTACAGGAAGCTTATGAATTGTTAGAGTCTGCCGATAAATTAATTGGTCATAACATCATTGGTTTTGATATACCTATAGTAGAGAAATTTGGTAAGGTTAAACTAGCTCACAAACCTGTAATAGATACTTTAGTTCTGTCTCGTTTGTTCAATCCTGTGCGTGAAGGCGGTCATAGTTTACAAGCTTGGGGTTATCGGTTAAAGATGCCTAAGATAGAATTTGAAGACTATCAAACTTACAGTAAAAAGATGTTGGATTACTGTGTGAGAGATGTGCAACTGAATACATTGGTACTTAGAGAACTTCGCAAGGAGAGTAAAGGTTTTTCTAAGGAGAGTTTGAACTTAGAACAATCCGTAGCGAGAGTGATGAAACAACAGGAATCAGATGGTTTTGAATTTGATACCAGGAAAGCTCAAATACTTTTAGCTAAACTCAGGGAGAAGATGCAAACTACGGAAGATAAAGTACATGAGGTATTCAAACCTAAGAAGGTTGACATAAAAGAAGTAACTCCTCGTTTAAAGAAAGATGGTACATTGTCCAAGCAAGGCTTGACCGATGAAGAGTACGAAGAGAAATTGTATACTGATGATATAACTCCCTTCACTAGATGTAAGATTCAAGAGTTTAACTTAGGCTCACGCAAACAGATAGGCGAATACTTAATAGAATTTGGGTGGAAGCCGAAGAAGTTTACTCCAACAGGGCAACCTATTGTAGATGAAACTACTTTGGCAAACATAAAAAAGATTCCTGAAGCAAGTCTTATTGCTAAATATTTATTGTATCAGAAACGTATTGCTCAGATAGATTCTTGGGTAGAAGCTCAAGAAGAAGACAGCAGAGTGCATGGTTTTGTCATACCTAATGGAGCCATCACAGGTAGAATGGCACATCGCAGTCCTAACATGGCTCAAGTGCCGAACATAAAGAGTCCTTATGGTAAGGAGTGCCGAGAGTGTTGGATTGTCAGGGAAGGATATAAATTAGTAGGAATAGACGCAAGCAGTCTTGAGTTAAGGATACTTGCACATTACATGAAAGACGAGGAGTTTACATATGAAATTACCAACGGAGACATACACAGCTTCAATCAAAAACTTGCAGGACTTGAATCAAGAGATCAGGCGAAGACATTCATCTATGCACTTATATACGGAGCAGGAGATAAAAGACTTGGAAGTGTGGTTGGAGGAAATCAAAAAGATGGCGAAAGACTTAGACAACATTTCTTTGATAATAAACCAACATTTAAGGCTCTCAGAAATAGAGTTACAAAAGCATCTACCAAAAAATACCTCAAAGGATTAGATGGTCGTAAGTTATTTGTGCGTCACCCTCATGCAGCATTGAATACTTTACTGCAAGGAGGAGGAGCTATCGTTATGAAACGAGGTTTGGTCATGTTGGATTCATTGATAAGGTTACAAACCTTAGATGCAAAATTTGTAGCTAACATTCACGATGAATGGCAGATGGAGGTTAGGGAAGACATAGCAAATTTCGTAGGTAGGCTTGCCGTTGATTGTATACAGACGGCAGGTAATTATTATAAACTTGGCTGTCCGATGGATGGCGAATACACTATAGGAGATAATTGGAGTGAAACACATTAAACCACAAAACGGAGAAATAAGATCAGACGGAAGACGCTACGATGGAACTACTTGGAGAAAGGTAGGAATAAATCACCATTTTAATGAAGATGGTTTTGTTTATTATAAAAGAAAATTCAGAAGTTTAGAAGGCTATCTTCAACAAGGTGGAAACATAAGTAGATTAGTTTTTGGAAAGATAAAGAAACCAAAAGCAATTACTAAGATCGCTAACTTATTATATGATAAAGAAAAGAGTGGTCATGTTTATATACTAACTAATCCTGCATGGAAAGGTTGGCTTAAAGTAGGTATGGCTATTGATGCAGAAGATA